AACAATCCAGAAGCACCGCTGTACTACAATCAGGATGGCATTAACTTCCTGCAACAGGTTGCGGTCACTACGGCTAATCGTGCGATCTCTTCTGGTCTGGCGCTTGGTCGGGTCATTGTTACGGCGCTGGATGGCGATACTTTTGCAAGCAATGTCAGCAAGGGTCTGTATGCTGGTAACTTTGTTATCAACGCAGTTCCATTTACGACTTATGTAGCATCACTGCCCAGCGACTATGCAAATGGTTTGTATGGCGGTTTTAGCGCATCTTACACACCACAGTACGGGTTTGAGACAATTGTCTTCAACCTGAACGTCGCTCAGTTCGCGTAATAGAGGAATATCATGGCTACCAATCCAAACCTGATTCCCTCTAACCTTAATCGGATTAGAGGAACCGTTCTGGTCCCAGGCAATGCGACCTTGAACATCACCGCTCCGTACCTTGGCAAAGAAGGCATCACGATCTCACCACAGTCCGCTGTAGTGACTCAGATGCAAGGCATGACCACCGTTGTTAACTCTGAAGAGCCGTATCAGATTGTTCAGGTTACTGCGGCTGTTATGAAGTCACTTGCTTTGTCAGCGGCTTACATCGAACAGATCAAGACCTCTCCAACTTTGGGTACGGTTACCGTTACCCCTGACACGACTGTTCTTGCTCCATTCACTTTGTACAACGTAGCGATCATTAATTGGGGACAGATGAGCATGGCAGGCGTACAGCCTGACTTTGTTGTCACATTCCAAGGCTTGCTCCCGATTTCCAACGATCTCTGGAACCTGCTGTAACCGAATAGAGCCAGATAGGGTCATCCCCGAAACATAGTCTCCCTGCTATTTTCTGGCTCTTCTTTACAGGGTTCAATACGGGAGTTGAAAATGAAGATTGATAAAGATCTAAATGTTGTAATTAGGATTCAGGATGAGGATGGAAAACCAATTGTTATCCATCACACGCCTCTTCAGAACCTGATCTTTGAATCCAACTGGGAACTTCTTAGGGAAGCCCATGATGGATTAGTTAGTGGTAAGGCAATGGGCGCATCTGTTCGCCTAGCCAAAAAGATTCTTGTGAAAGCTGGTGAAACGCTTGGCAAGGAAAGTGAAGCAAAGGATCTGATTGATAGCATTTCTGGTGCTACCTTTGTTTATACGACTAAGCCTGAGTTGTTGGATCAATCTAGTTTGTCCTCTGAAATGAAAGAGGAGGTGCTTGCAAGGTTGATTTTTTTCATATCCTATCGGCTTCATACCTTCCCCTCAGAAATGAAGGGATTCATTACTCTAGCGAAGAATGGATTGAGTACGGAACTTACATCCTCAACTGCTATGGAGTTGTTCAATTCTTCGACGACATCGACCACGGCAGAACCTATTGGCAATACGGAACCTTCCTTGCCTATTTGATGGATGCCATTAGAACGCACCACTTTAAAGAACTTTTTGAGTGGGATTGTGTAGCGGAATTTAGGAACAGATATGGCAATAGAAGCGGTCATTGAGTTAGACATTAAGGGCATTGAGCAACTTGATGCCCTAGAGAATAGACTGAACTCATTGCGTTCTAACCCCATAGATGTCAATTTTTCTGGATCTGGCGGTGGATCTGGCGGTGGCGGCTCATCCGTATCCAATGTTACTTTTAATGAGTACAACACCAACATACATCGTCAGACACGATCTGAAATACAAACCTTTTCTAGAACCATCAATGCTACTTCGCAAGGGCTAGGAAACCTTGCTGTTGGCTTTACTAGGCTCACTAAGGCCATCGTTGGAACGGGTGGCCTTCTTTCTGGCATTACATCAATGGCCACAATTGCTGGCTTGATGAGAGCGTCACAATCAATTAATCAGCAGGCATTTTTGGCCAATGCGGTTGGCGCTAATCCTGGTGATATTGGTAGGTTACAAGCTACGTTTGGAAGACTTACAGACGCAAGTAGTCTTTATCGCAATGTAATGACTCAAGCCAATGCGCCTTATTCCATGCTGTTCACACAGATGGGAATGAGTCAGCAGCAGGCTAAGATGATGAAGCCAGAACAGCTTCTTGGTTCTGTTGTTGACCGCATTCGGCAAGCATCTAAGTCACCGTTTGGCGCATCTGATTTAACACTAAAGCAATTCGGTCTTGAAGGGATTGTTGATGTTGAAGACTTGATGAGATTCCAGAACATGTCTGAGTCTCAATTCAAGAACATCAAGGAAACTTCATCTAAGTATCGTGAGTTAACTCAGATACAAAAACCTGAAGAATGGCAAGATTTTCAGATGAAAATGAGTCTTGGCAATCAAAGCGTCAGGACAATGGCTCTTAACATTATGGAGCCAGTTCTAGCGCCTCTTCAGAAGATTTTTGACACATTGTTTATGAAAGCAAAGTCAGAAACCAAGTTTTTTACAGATACCATTGAGCGAATCAGGAAGTCAATGGAAGGCTTTAATGAGGGTTTATCCAGTGGTGACTGGGGTAAGTTCAGAAAAGCCATGGAAGAGAATAAGGAGGCTTTTCAGGCATGGTTCAAAGAAACTTTTCCCAAGACTTCTGAATTCATTGATAAATTTGATGCAGCGATTACTAATGTTGCTACATTCTTTGATGGAACTTTAAAGACAACCATCATTGATCTTGCCGATAAGATGACCCGTGTACTAACGCCATTAGAGCGTTTTGCGGATCTGCTTAATATGATCTTGCATCCAATGGACACTTTAACGGCAGCTAAAAATGTTGCTGGTGCTGCTATTCAGGATTGGCATAAATATAAACAAAATGCTTGGGGATTTGATCCTGGGCAAATGCTAGGAAGTGCAATAGGTTCTGCTCAAGATTGGGCTAAAGGACTAATGGGTCTTTTGCCTAGTGAACAAAAAACAGCATTTAAAGGCCATTCTGCATACGATAATTTGATTATGTCTTCCTCTAAAAGCTCAGGAATAAATCCTGCATTGTTATTTGGGGTTGCTCAACAAGAGTCTCATTTCAACCCTATGGCTTTATCCAATAAAGGGGCGATGGGAATGTCTCAATTTATGCCTGGAACTTGGGCAGAATATGGGCAAGGAAGTCCTTATGATCCTTCTAGCGCATTGACTGCTGAAGGAAAGTATCTTTTAGCTTTACATAAAATGCTTGGTGGTGGCGAAGCTGAAATGATTGCTGGATACAATGCTGGCCCAGGAGGCGTTAGAAAAGCTAAAAGAAGAGCCGCCCGTCATGGAGCAGATGATTGGACGGCATATCTTCCTGCTGAAACTCAAGGTTATCTCAAGAATGTCATGCGATTTAGGCATGAAGCTGGTGAGTATTATCAGAAATCCAATGTTGGCAGTGGATCATCTTCGGCTGCTTATAATAATGCTCAAGTAAGAGTTAACGTAAATAACAACAGTTCTGCCCAGGCTGAAGTTCAGGTCAGCAGAATGGGTGGCGCATCTAATACGGCCAACCAATGAGATATTACAAGATCGAATTCAGCAATCCATTAGGTGGTTATCCTGCCAATGTTCCTGCTGTGTTTGAGTCTCATCCTAAAGGAATCTACAACCCTGGTTGCCTTGAGATTCAGTTCGACATTGCTAATGTCTATGGGAACATGTCGATCCCAGCGACTAATCTTAGAATTCACAACGTCCCTGTTGAGTTGGTAAAAAACGCACGTTCCTACAATGGAATGAACGTCACCATCAGTGGTGGATTTAAACCAGCCAGTCCTGATTATCAAAGCAGGATGCCCTTAGAAAAGCCTACATTGTCTGGAATTTTAGGTCAAGGTGTCGTCAATACTTGTTTCGGTAATTGGCTTGGCACTGATCTTGTTCTTGATTTCCTGATTTGGCCATCTCCAGTTTTAGGGTCAAATGATCTTGTGCGATCACCCGCAAACGGGTCTGGCACTGTTTATCAATACAATTTCGATTGGACCTCTGGATCATTGCTGAATGCTTTGACAAAGATGTTTAATAGCATTGGACTACAGATGGTCCCTAATCTAAAGATTGATCCTATCTTTGATAATCCTCCAGGCGCTGGATTTAAGACCAGCTATACCACTTTTGGTGAGATGGCTAATGGAATTTTAGGCATTAGCATTGACATTAAAGATCCTCCTACCTATTCCAGAAGCGCCAACAAAGGCGTCTATCAGGAATACAGGGGTGTCTGGGTAGGTTTTAAAGGTCCTAACATTCTTGTCTATGATGGGACACAAAAAATAGGCGCTGTTCAGCTTCAAGATGATGAGTTCATTGGTCAGCCAACATGGGTTAGTTCTGACGGTATTGTTCAGTCTGTACACCCTATGAGAAACGACATTTTGCTTGGATATGAAATACAATATCCAAAGAATATACCGACAATTATTGGGCCACAGTATTCTCCTGCTGGTAGGGAATACTCATTGAATGCTTCCTCATCAACCCTTAGAGTTCAACAAGTTAGACATGTTGGCCAGTTTAGGGGAACATCAGCAACAAGCTGGGCCACATATGTAAATGCGGGATCGGCCATTAGGATTGCACCCAACAATCCAAAAGCTGGATCAAACGTAAAGATAGGGACATACGATTACACTCCTGACCAAATTGGTTACAAATGAATCCTATAAGCGCAGCCTTTACACTATCTTATGAAATCAGCCCCATCATTCTAACGAATGGGTTGGCTTCATTTAGCCCATTGGGTTTGCCGCTTGTTGCGATAACAGAAGCGTTATCAACGGCTTACACAACCAACCCTTTTAAATTGATTAGCGGCCAAGGGATCACAATCCCTAGTCAGCCATTTTTCACTTGGCGTCCCTTACCTGGTTCGACGCTATGGAAGTCTGACATTGCTGAATTTCCTTTCTACACCAATAGGATCGCTGCTAATTCACAGCTTCAGCAGCCATTGAACGTATCTATGTTAGGTCACTGCCCTGCTGGTAAGGACAGTCCTTTTGGCGTGAAGATCGCCACGATGACCGCACTTCAATCGGTTATCCAGAACCATATTAATGCGGGTGGTACGTTCACTGTGCTAACGCCCAGCTACATTTACACTGATTGCCTCCTGACCAGCATGACAGACGTTTCTACGGGCGAAACCAATCAGGCTCAAGTGACATGGCAACTAGATTTTACGCAGCCTCTCATCACGTTTCCCAGCGGACTTGGCGCATTGAATGATGTCATGACGGCCTTAACAGATGGCGCTACGAAGGTGCTTCCATGAACTACAGCATACCTCCTTCTATAAGTCAGTCACTAACTTATGAGTTGTCATTAGACGGTCAGGTCTATCAGTCAAGAGTCTATTGGAACGTCTTTGGCCAAAGACTGTATATCAACATTTCTGATCAGTATGGTAACTCTGTGTTGACGCTTCCCTTGATCGGCAGCGCACCTGACTACCCGCCTATTAACTTGCTTGCTGGTTACTTCACAACAAGCACTTTGTACTACTATCCAGTCGATCAGGTCATGACGGTGTTGCCATGACGGACTACAGCAGGAAGTTATTATTTCAGCAAAATCTTGCTGGGATTATTGATAACCAGATTGCATCTGCAAAACAGGGTGCTGGTTACGAACTTCCTTGTATTGTTAAAGAAATCAGTGCTGATGGTTTGTTTGTAACGGTAGATTTTGCAGTAGCTCAGGGCCAGTTTCCATTGCCGACTATCAAAATCCCAATTGCTGAGTCGGAATATGTGCGGCTACCGATACAAGTGGGTACGGTAGGTGTCACCAAGAAGATTGATGTCAACATACAGAACATTTCTGGTCAGGCTGATGGCGTGGCTGGATACACTAATTACGGAAACTTGGATGCTGTCCTGTGTTTTGTTCCGATAACAAACTCTAAGTTGTTTCCGACGACACCAGATAAGAATGCTTTGTGGTTATACGGACCATCTGGAGTAAAGATACAAGACTTGCAGATAGATGAAAGTGGCAATCAAGTTAGTCATGCCTCAATCAATTTAACAACATCCAGTATTGTTATGGAGTTTGGCTCATTAGCCTCTATTGCAATGACGGAAGCATCAATTGTCATATCTTATGGGACAGATGCAATAATTACGTTAAATTCTGATGGTGTCCAGATTACTGGGACCACAAATATTGGTGGAATAACTTGGGATACTCATGTCCACCCTGACCCACAAGGCGGCAACACTGGCGCTCCAGTCAATCCATAAAGGTTACATATGCGTGTATATGGCAGAACTTACAATACAGATGGAACCTACACTTGGACTGAGGTAACTACAGATGCCAATGGCTACAATGACGCTGTTTATGTGACGGCGCTTTGTCAGGTTCTCCAGCTTCAGACAGGAGAAAGCCCTTTCTATGCTGACTACGGGATTCCCGCACAGCCCTGTATTGTCAGTCAGATCTTTCCTGATTATTCTGTGTACATGACACAGCAGCGTTATGCGCCTTACTTTGCTTCATTAAAAGTAACAAAAGTTAACGCTAGAAATCAATATGATGTACCAACTCCTGTGTACAATATCCAAGTGATAACGCAGCAGGGAAGCGTCATCAACCTGAACGTACCTATTCCAACTTGAGGTTCCAATGACTCTCCCAACAGTAATGACAATTGATGGCCTGCAACCGCAAACGCCTGCGTCACTGCATACCCAGATTGTAAATGGAGCCATAGCACTTGATCCTGGTCTGACCGCCAATCTGCCTGGAACTCTAATTGAAGATATCGCTTCTACGGACACTGCGGCCCTTGTACTGATTGATCAAGCTAGAGTAGAGACTGTCAACAGCGTGACCCCCTATGGCGCTAATCTTTTTCTACTAAACCAATTAGGTCAGATTTACGGTATTCAGCAGGGCCTAGGCAGCAACACATCCGTCTATGTAACTTTTACTGGAACAGCGGGCTACGTCATTCCTAAAGGCGTTATTGTTTCTGACGGTACTTATCAATACCTTACTCAGGATGCTGTCATCGTTGGAACTGGCGGCACGGTCACCAATGTTTATTGTGTAGCCACATTGTCTGGTTCTTGGGGTGTTGGAGCGAACACGGTGACTACAATTGTCTCAAGTGTCCCTTCAGGTGTAACGCTTAGTGTTACAAATCCAGCGGCTGGCGTTCCTAGCACAGCAGATCAGACCCCTGAGCAATATAGAGCGCAGGTCCTTGCGGCAGGAACAATTGGCTGCACTGGTCTTGGTTCTGCCATCAGGACTTACGTGCAAAAGGTTCCTGGTGTTGTTGACAACAAAGTCAGCGTCATTCAGGACACTAGCAAGTTTAAAGTTCTTGTTGTTGGTGGCGATACCTATGCTGTAGCCAATGCCATTTATCAATCTGTTGGAGATCCCAATATTCTTGAAGGCGCTACGGCTGGCGGCACAACGGTTACTGTTAGTGTCCACGATGTTCCAGATACTTATTCCATTACTTATGTTCAGGCTGTAGAGCAACAAGTTCGTGTCAACGTATATTGGAATACGACATCAACCAATGTTGTTAGCAATGCAGCAATGCAATCAGCATGTAGCCAACCAATCACTGACTACATAAATAGTCTTGGTCCAAGTCAGCCGATCAATAATTATGAGATTGAGTTTCTGTTCCAGACCTCTACAGCGACTATTCTTCCAACAGCACTGATTAGTTACATTCAGCCTGTAATTTCTATTTACGATGGATCTTCTTGGATTGTTACTGCTCCTGATTCTGGGACTGGATTGGTTTCAGGAAATGCAGAAGGTTATTGGTCCCCAGGTACGATCTCTACGACTAAGGGAGCGGCTCCGTGAGTCTTCCTACCTCACCGACAACAGCAACAAAGACGATCCCGTCTTATCTGTACTTTCAGTACATTGATGACCCCGATCTTCCTGCGTTAATCCAGTCTTATAACGATCTTACTCAAGAATACGTTGACTGGTTTAACAATGTTAATTTGCCTGTATATACAAAATTACAGGGTGCGTTGCTAGATTGGGTGGGGATGGGTGTTTATGGTCTTCCAAGGCCAGCCCTTGAAACAGTGTCTTATGGTGGTGTTGTTGGTCAGATTGCATCAGTTCCTTATGTTGGTGCTGCGGCCAGTGGGCCTAGTCCAACCATTGTTAACGCAATTTCGACGACACAGATTTATTTGACATCAACCAACTTTGATACGCCTGACGACATCTACCAGCGCGTATTGACTTGGTACTTTTATAAAGGTGATGGATATGATTTTTCCATTCCTTGGTTTAAGAGAAGAATTGCTAGATTTTTATTTGGTAGTCACGGGACTGATGTGTTTAATGGGAACAACAAAGCTTTTCCGTTTACTCCTACTATTAGTGTTGCTTTTAACGATACAACTACCCCATTGGCAACCTGTACAATAACTATCAGTAATAGTTCTTCTTTAGGAGCAATAGCAAATTATTTTAAGGCCGCGCTTGAAACAGGTGTTTTATCAGCGCCTTTTAGATTTCAATACATAGTAACCCTGAGTTAATACCATGACTGCACTCATTGAACTTTATGCCAACAATGCTTACAGCACTCTTGGTAGCCCAATTACTAGCACATCACAAACAACTATCACCGTCACTAATGGATCTGTATTTCCCAGTCCAACTGGAAATCAGTTTTTTAGACTGACAATTACGCTTGCCGCAACACCTAATACATCGATTGAAATAGTTTGGGTAACAGCAAGATCTGGCAACACCTTAACGGTGATTAGAGGACAGGAAGGAACTTCAGCTACAACTTGGATTGTTGGTTCGCTGATTGGCAATGAAGCCACAAAAGGGACTTACAATCAGTTTGTGCAGCCATATACAGGCATTGACACTGGTGCAGCTAATGCCTACGTTGTTAACACTCCACAGCATGAGTCAGCCTATTACACTGGGATGCCATGCACGTTCTATACGTCTAACACGAACACGGTAACCGCTCCTACACTCAATCTCAATGGCCTTGGTGCATCACCAATTAGAAACTATTCTGGTGGAACTTTGGTTCCTGGTCAGGTTCAGGCAAACGCCCCCATAAGCCTTCTGTATAACTTGGCTAATAATTCTTGGTACATGCAGACAGCTATTGCAATGCCTAATGGATTTACTCCATCACGCGCTATTGTCTCTAATGTTGGTGGTGTTCTTTCCAATAGCTCTACTACGTCTGATGAAATTGGGTTTGTGTCTGGTGTTACTTCACCTATCCAGACCCAAATAAATAATCGTGTTCTGTACACTGATTTCACTGAATCTTTTGGTGTTTACAATTCAGTCTATAGTAGCTACAACAATGGCTATCAAGTTCTTCCTAGTGGTCTAATTATTGCTTGGATGGAATTTAAAACATTTACATCTGCTGCTGGAAGAACAAATGTTAGTTTGACATTCTTAAATGGCACTAACACTTTTGCGTTCCCAAATGCAGCATTAAGTTGGCAAGCAGTTTCTGCAAATGGAAATGGAATAGGTTCTCCAACTTCTGTTGGCATTGGTCCTGCCTGTACAACTACAACTGTTGATCTTTTGTGGGATGCCAACACCGTTGGTGCGTTTATTACAGTAATGGGACATTAATATGAGTTCAGTTATCGCATTCCTTCTAAAACAAGTTGTTGATTTAATTCTTGGCTCTGATGTTTTTGACAGAATCCTTGGCGCTGTAAAGCGATGGTCTGAAAAGGAAATTTCTGGCCTTGAAAAGAAAGCAGGTGTACTTGCAGAGCTTGAGGTCATTGGACTTAAACTGACCAATACCGCAGCCAACTTTGGCATTGAAGCGGCTATTCAATTTTTGAAAGCAAAGCAATGATTACGTCAAAACAATGCTATGCGAAGTGGGGCGATCCTGGGGTTCGATCCAATGAAGCAAAGTACATGGTGATGTGGGACGTTCCAGGATCATTAGAGATTGGAATGATACCTAAAAAAATCTATTGCAACAGAGCAATGATTGAGCCATTGACTCATGCCTTCAACAACATCATTAGCAGGGGCCTAGTGGTCCAATTAAAGACATGGGATGGCTGCTTCAATGTCAGGAAGAAACGTGGCGCTACAAGCGCCTCATTGCACTCTTGGGGCATTGCAGTGGACATCAACGCTGCTTGGAATGGTTTTGGCAAGAAGCCAACCATGACACCAGAACTGGTCAAGTGTTTTACTGATGCTGGATTTGACTGGGGCGGCGTTTGGACTAAACCAGATGGAATGCATTTTCAATTGGCTAAAATATGACGCAAATCTGCAATATATGTCTTGTTGAAAAGCCATTAGGAATGTTTGAAAAAACTGGCAAAAAAGACGGCAGACGTAGAACTTGCAGAAAATGTCGCAACAAAAGACCAAGAGACAAGTTAAAAATAAGGCATTGTAAAGAAAGACTAAAATATGGAATTACTAAAGAAAAGATTGGACCAAATGTTTGTATGGTTTGTGGATCTACAAAAAATATTTGCATAGATCATTGCCATGACACTGGAGTTGTCCGTGGGTTATTATGCAGGTCATGTAATCTTGGACTTGGAATGCTTGGAGATAACGTAGCTGGACTACGATTTGCTGTAAAATACTTGGAAACTTTCTTGGAGAAATCTAATGGGCGATAAATTTGGAATTGCTTTAAATGAAGCAAGTACTTGGCGCGGCATCGTATATTTAATGATGGCTGTTGGCATTAAAGTATCGCCTGAACTTCAAGGTGCTATTGTTAGCGCGGGCCTATCTGTCGCTGCTGCCATTTCAATCTTCACCAAACAAAAAGGGGCTGACAGTGCCAAATGATGATCTGAAGATCATTGACACTTCACAGGGCCTGACAAAGGAAGAACTTGTTGAACTGAAAAAACTGGCTGCTATGAGCAAGTCAGCAAAGTTCATGATCGGCATGGTGTTCTCATTACTTTTATTTGTCGGGTTTGATCATCTGGTCGAATGGTTTCAGCATAAATAGGCACACAAATGAGTCAATTTTCCAATACGCTTATTGCATCACGCGCAATTACAGCAACTGTTACATCAACAACTGTAACGAATCAGCCTCCATTGCCTTATGGGCAGATCGTTGTCAACGTCAGCGCATTTACTTCTGGATCAATTACTCCATCAATTGAAGCTTATGACGTTGCTTCATCATCTTGGTACACGATCCTGACAGGAGCAGCTATTAGCGCAACTGGTACGACTGTGTTAAAAGTAGGGCCAGCTATTACTCCAGCAACCAATGTCGCTGTTTCTGACTTCTTGCCAACCTCTTGGCGTGTCAAACTGACTGCTGCTGGATCAACTGTTCTGACGGCTTCTGTAGGCTACAACTTGGCTATCTAACATGGCTTTACCCACACCATCCGTATTTGTAAAGCGTGGCGCTACATTCTCACTGGCGGGTTTTGTAACGCTGCCTGATGGTGTATGGACCGCTACTTCTGAACTAAAAAGTAACAATGGCGATTTGATTGCTGAACTTGAAGTAACCCTAGAAAAACAGCCATTGCCTGATACCCGTTGGGGTATCTTGCTTTATACGGATGCGACAGTTACTGCTGACTGGCCTCTTGGCCCCTTATCTTGTGATATCAGATTTCAGTACAGTAACAATGTCATTTATTCGCCTACATTTGTGGTCAATGTTGTTAAGGAAGTCACTGATCCACAGCCAACTTTGATGCTGAGGGCAGGCTAATGGCTGATATTAAAGTAATCAACCGCCCTCAAATTCTTATTGAACTTGACAACATTCTTCAGGGGCCTATGGGTCCTACTGGTGCTACAGGTCCCGTTGGGCCAACTGGCCCTCAAGGTATTACTGGACCTACTGGAGCAACAGGACCAACAGGTATTCAGGGTGTTACTGGACCTACAGGAATTGGCTCTACAGGACCAACGGGAATTCAAGGTCCTACTGGTTTAGATGGAGCATCAGGACCTACAGGCCCTCAAGGTGAAATAGGCCCTACAGGTATTCAAGGTATTACCGGTCCAACGGGTGTAAGTGGCCCTACGGGGCTACAGGGATCAACTGGACCACAAGGTGAAACTGGCCCTACCGGCATTACCGGACCTACAGGATTAACAGGCACAACGGGACCTACTGGTGTTACTGGGCCGCAAGGAACAACAGGGCCTACTGGGCTACAAGGGCAGACGGGTCCAACTGGGTTGACGGGTGAAACAGGACCGATTGGTCCTACGGGTATTACGGGTCCTACGGGCCTACAAGGTTCTACTGGACCTACGGGTATAGGAGCAACGGGACCAACGGGTATTGAAGGCCCGACTGGTGTTACTGGCCCTCAGGGAGCGACAGGCCCACAAGGAACTAGCATTAACCTTTTAGGTTCAGTTAATACTCCTGCCGATCTCCCAATGACTGGGAATCAACCAAATGATGCATATGTCGTTTTATCAAATGGCGATTTGTATGTTTGGAATGGAACCATGTGGAATAATGTTGGACCTATTGTTGGTCCTCAAGGTTCTACGGGTCCTACTGGCATCGAAGGTCCTACAGGCGTTACTGGTCCTCAAGGCGCAACTGGACTACAGGGCATTACTGGTCCAACCGGATTAACTGGCACAACTGGTCCTACTGGACTTGAAGGAGCAACTGGGCCAACAGGTATCCAAGGCCAACAAGGTTCTACAGGACCGACTGGTATACAGGGTCCACAAGGGTCTACGGGTCCAACTGGATTGCAAGGAACTACGGGACCTACTGGACCTCAAGGAACAACAGGACCTACTGGAATAACCGGTTCAACTGGACCAACAGGTTTAGATGGCCCTACTGGTCCACAAGGAGCCACAGGTCCAACTGGTATTCAGGGTTTAACAGGATCTACTGGCCCTACTGGTTTGACGGGTAGCACTGGTCCAACTGGTATCCAAGGAACTACGGGGCCTACAGGATTGCAGGGAACGACTGGACCTACAGGAATTCAGGGTCCAACGGGACTTCAAGGAACTACAGGCCCAACAGGTCCGCAAGGAACTACGGGTCCTACCGGACTTCAAGGTACAACGGGACCTACCGGACTTCAAGGTACGACTGGACCTACTGGTTTACAGGGAACCACTGGACCCACAGGTCTGCAAGGAACTACTGGTCCAACAGGTTTGATTGGTGAAACAGGACCAAAAGGAACTACAGGGCCAACCGGAATAACGGGTCCTGTTGGCTCTACAGGCCCAACGGGCATCCAGGGACCTCAGGGTACAACCGGACCTACAGGATTACAGGGGACTACTGGTCCGACTGGTCCTAGCGGTATTCAGGGAACCACTGGACCTACCGGTGTCACTGGCCCAACCGGCCTTCAAGGAGCAACTGGTTCGACTGGTCCACAAGGAACGACTGGTCCTACTGGTATTCAAGGCCCTGTTGGCTCTACTGGCCCTCAAGGCGTTACGGGTCCTACTGGCGTAGGCGCAACGGGTGCGACCGGTGTCGCTGGTGCTGGCGGTGCGAATGGTTACTGGGGTTCGTTCTATGACATAACGAATCAGACGGCTGCCAGTACAACGGTTGCTTATGTTATAAACATAGGAAATACAGATCCTAATAGTAATGGCGTAAGCATTGTTTCTGGCACAAGGGTCAGCTTTACTTATGCTGGCGTATACAATATTCAGTACAGCATTCAGTTCCAAAACACAGGAACCGGAAACGCCAATTACAATGCTGATGTTTGGATCAGGGTCAATGGCGTTGATGTTGCCGATAGCAATAGTATTTACTGGATTCCTGCTAAAAACGGTTCTATCAATGGCGAATTAATTGCTGCCATTAACTATGTTCTGAAATTAAATGCTGGTGATTACGTTGAGCTTATTTGGGCTGTAAATAATACTGGCATTTCAATTGCTACTTTTGCCGCACAAACTGGACCA